GTGTCAACTGAAGCGCAGAAGAAAGCTAGCGCAAACTATGCTAAGAAGATGACGAAATGTGTCAATCTTGCATTCAATAAGAAAACAGATGCAGACATTCTAGAAAAACTTGATCATGTCGAATCTAAAATGGGTTACATTAAAAAACTTATAAGAGATGATATTGAGAAAGCAAAAAAGGACCAGAGCAAATAGCCCTGGTCTTTTCTCTTACTTACATCTTAGTTCCTCTTAACAACCAATCCCATGTATTAGTTCCAACGATTCCATCTGCTGTCAATCCTCTATTCTTCTGGAACACTTTGACGGCTCTTTCTGTTCCACTTCCAAAGATGCCATCTGTTGATAATTTAAAACCAACACTGTTCAAGCGTTCCTGGATTAACTTTGTAATATTTCCTCTCGCTCCTCGCTTAACTGTAATACAAGCGCTTAGCGTTTTCGGTCCTTTTAGTCCATCAACTTTTAATCCTTTGTCAAACTGCTTGTTTAGTTCGCTTTGTAGTCTAGCAACCCATGCATCATAGTTTGATTTAACTGTATTATTATTTTGTGTTGGCGTTGGAGTTGACACAGGAGCACCTGTCAAACGACTTTTGAATGCATTCCAATTTTTGTCATTTAATAACCCATTGCAGTTAGGGCAAGCCTTGCCATTTACATCATAATGACGGATGACATGATCAATTGAAATATTGTATTTTTTCATTAGCACTTTGCCTAGTTCAATCGCATTTTCAAGCGTCTTGTCGGTGATCTCAACAACTCCATTTCTATAGCAGTCGCACATCTCGATACTAATAGAATTTGAATTAGTACATACTTTATATAGAGGATGATGACTTGACTGACATTTGCCACCGACTGAATAAGCAATATAATTGTCTGGTACTGACTGCGTAACTGAATCATCATCTACAAAGTAATGTGCTGAAGCCTTTATGATATGACTATGGAAGTGCTTTCCATTGCTTTCGTCGGAATCTCCGTCATTGCCAGTGTAGTGATATACTAAGTATTTAATAGTGTTTAATGCTCTAACACCGCCGTAGTTCTGCTTATTCGCAATATTAGTCTTAAAAATATAACTCATATAATTATTCCTCCTCAAAGTATGCACCAATACCATAATTTGACGCACACATATATTCAATTCTGCATCCTCTTGCTTTGTTCCATCCTTTTAAAAAGTAAGCAATATCAGCAGTTGATAATAATTCAATAGATTTACCAAGACACCACAAAGGCGCGCCTCCACCATCCATATAACTATCAATAATTTCAGCATCATCACCATAGAGGCTTTTGATTTTTCTGATAGCCTTTTCTCTATTTGATTTAATTTCTTTTTCTGATAAGCCTTTCATCGGTTGTGAAATAAATACCTTCATTTTTATTCCTCCTCGTATCTTGTAATGGGCGCTTTAGCCTTGATTACATTGATATCTCCTAATGCAATATGAAATACTTCTCCTGTACTGGAGAACGCTCTGCATTCATATGAGAGTTCATTTCTGTATCTACCCAATGTATCACTAGGATCTATCTTTGCAGTTATTACATTATCCTTTATAGTCGTTTCTTTTCTCCTTGTCTGATCACTATCTATGATTACAAGAAGAGCTTTATATCCATTAAAATTAAAAGGCTCGCCTTCTGACGAGCATGAGAATCTGACAAGATGTGTAGTTCCTTCAATCACATCTATGTCGTGCTTATTGCATTTCATTTATCCATCTCCTCCAAAAGGTTCTACCTTACCGATGTCAAGATGTACAGTTCTACTTACTTCAATAGACTCACTATAAACAGATGAGATTGATATATCTATATTCTTATGATCATCATCAATAGATGCATCACAATGATCTGCATTGTTAACATCGATACGTATATGATCGGACAATTCAATGTTGACATCTGTTGTCTGTGCCACACCTTCAGCAGTATAAAGTTCAAGTATGAACCATCCTCTACTCATCCTGACCACACTCCATCACTTGACTTTGCATATATCCTTATGAGATAGTCACCGTCGCCTTTAGATAGTTCCGAGTCTAGAACACTGACCACTCCTGTGCTGCCTGTTTTTAAATCAGTTCCGCCTTCTACAAGTAGTCCGATTCCTCTTCCGGAAGATTCACCGTCACGTGTTGCACGTGCCTCCCACTCTGTCACATCAATATTACAGTGGAATCTGCAGATGCACTCATTTATTCCCAACACCCTAGATATTCGATATTTATCAATGCTATCAATCGTCACAATAGGAGCTTCAGCAATTCTATACGTGATAGTGAAAAGCCCATTTGTAAGCCATACATCTCCTACTGCGGCAAAGGAAGAACCCCAAGCCTCGCATACAATTGAATTGGTTAATGATGTGCCAAATTCAACTGTTATGCTAGTTGTTTTTTTGTATGTATTCCCACCGTTTACTGTAAATCTGACCGCATTGGTATATGTGTAATAGCAGTTGAATACGCCAGTGAATTTAGCAGAAACAACAATCGCATTAGAAGGCAAAACAGGAATATCCCATGTCACGTTTTCACGATTGTGTCCACTACCGGATATATGAATTTTTACCATCGTTGCTTCTGCCGTTAATGTATATTCCTGTGCCATAGTATTATGCTACTGACCAAGTACCAACAGTATTCTTGACGAATACCTTGATAATCTTTTCGCCATCACCGCTAGAAGCAAGTTCGAGGTCTTTTCCATAAATCTTGCAAGAGATTGCTGTACTAGCCTTAAATGTACCTGTTGCACTCATATTTGTAGAGCCGTTTGCAGTACCAATCTGTACTCCAGCATCGTGAAGAGAAGAGTTTGAAGGAACAACTTTGATTTTATATTCAGTAAATGCAGTGTTAGAAGTGAAACTGAATGTAGCCACATCCTTTGGTGATGTCTTTGAAATCTTAGAAACATCTGGTCCAATAATTGTTACTGCTGGCACTGAAGTATCTAATGTGATAGTAGTAGATGCTGCAGCTGTCTCATTGTAAACATCGTCACGAACTTTAACGTATACAGTCTTTAATCCGTCACCTGTTGAAAGAGTGACATTCTTAATATTGGCGAGGGTTTCCCATGTTGCATCCGATTCATTAGCAACACCATTGATTCCCCATACTTTCATCTGATATCCATCAGCAGATTCATCAGTCACGTTTACTGCAAGCTGTACTGTCTTATTTGTAGTATATTGAGACCCATTATTTAACTTGATAGTCAGCCCCTGGGGAGCAAGAGTATCGAGTGTTAGATTGAAATAACTTGCCATAATTATTCTCCTTTATTGATAGCCTGTTCAGCCACTTCTAAACCTTTTGTGAGGAAGACAGGCACATTGTCGCCTGCTTCTACAAAGTTCTCTAAGATACTGCGTAACTCATTAATAATTAATGATGCGATTGTAAACCAACCAATATAAGCAGTTACAGATAAGTCAATTCCTAAAGTCTTACCAATCTCAATAAAAATCGCTGATGCGAGAAAAGCAACGAGTACCATTAACCAGTACCCTAACTTTTTCCATACACCACGCACTCCCTTGGCAGAATTATCCTTCCCCGTTAAACGTGACTTTCTAACTCCTGTGATGTAATCAATCACATTAAGAACTAGAAACCCAACAAATAACAGCCAATGAGTACCAAAAACTGCACTCAGTACTGCCACGATAGTTCCTCCTAATGCATTGATTGCATCCATATATTTTAATGATGTGTCGTATAATTTCATTTTAATTCCCCTTTGTTTTTTTATTTGTTTGTTGAAACTCTTGGAATCATAACGAATCCTGTTATATAAGCACCTTTGGCAACAGTCACAGAATCCATTGATATGAGTGCCAATTTATTGCTTGATAAAGTAGGATAGTATCTTATCGCCAATCTGTATCTATTGTCTGTTACAACAGCACTAAAGAAATTACCTATTCCACCAATAAGGTTAGGAAGATTCCCATCTCCTGGAGAGTACCCTGTTCCTGCTGAAAATCCTGTGTTATTAGAAAAAGAGCCGTCATAGGAAAGAAATACAAAATATCCGTTATAGCGATACTTGAATGTGATACCACATGTGCTCCCTAACGTAACTGGTGTAGACCATCCCATAGGTTGCATAACTCTATGCTGTAATTTTCCATCCTTAAGAACAGGAATCCACGTATCAGTCTGATTTTCTGTGTCAAAGTCAAACGTATAACCATTGTATGACTGTGCTTCAAGAGGCATATCTACCTTTAACTTGCCACTCTCTGCCTTACACCCAACTCCTATCCCTTTACCATCAGCAGAAAAATCCAAGAGTTTGAATGATGGTACGATAGCGGCATATGCTGCAACGCCGTCTGTAGTGAAGTAATCCTTCACAAGTACTCTGAACGAGTAGGCATTATCCGTATTGAACTTGCCAGCAGACGATATATATACCTTGTTCTCGCCACTGTATGAATCCGTATAAGTTGCAAGAGTAGTCCATACCTCGCCATTTTTATACTGGATCATGACAGTCTTATCATTTTTGTTTGCAACAGGTGCAATTGAAAATGAATAAGTAATCTTCACTGCCGTGCCGTCATCGTCTGCTTTGTTAGTCGATACATTCCAACGTTGCGCACTCACATTCTTAACAGTCGGTGACCACCATTCTATAACAGCAATGTTCTTTGAAAGTGTAGCCTTCTGCCCTCTTGAATCTGTAACTGTCGATTTAAGAACAACTGTGCCAGAGGACTTAAACGGTTGAGTAATGAACCATGTATTAGGTCCTTGAGCAATCTGTCCATCAACCTCATTGTAATAGTAAGTAATTGAAGCACCATTCTTCGCCGTTGCTGATACATTACATTTGACTTTTGAAATGCCTTGAATAATTGTTGTTGCACCGAATCTGTTCGCAATAGCAGTATCATCATTTGTGTATGTGATTCCTGTGATAGTAGGCTCATATCCCGATGGCATCAACAGATCTAATCGACAGTAGTTTGTGCCTATGTATTTACCAGCACGGTTATATGTATCTACTTTGAATGTAAGATAAGACTGAGATGAATTAGTCATCTTATCAATGAGCGAAACAGGAACTTTCCACTTGAATTCATCATTCCACTGATTATCAGCAATCTGTACTTTTGCATCATAATAACTGTACGATATTACATGTCCGAAATCAGATGATGCTCTAGGGGTCTTGATTATGACGCTGTTGCCAAAATAGACCGATGCTGGAGAACAGTATGGCTTGGTTGCTCTAGGAATAACATCGCAGTCAATGCCACCAGAAGCAGATACACTACCTACATAGTGGGCCGAAAGAGTGACCTTCAATTCTTGTGAGAATGAGAAATCAAAATGTTTTCCCCCATTGTTATCATGAGGAATCTTGATGTTTGTAACTGTCGCAAGCGTCTTAGTTCCACCGCTCGTGCCGACACTTACACCACCCGACCAGATAAGTACACCATTTGCCCACATAGAGCCGTATTTTGTAGCGCTGGAATTGATATTCCATTTATAGTACATTGTCAATTTAGCAGTCCACAAATCATAGTTGCCATCCACATTGACACTTGTTCGTGTCATTGTCATTGTGACATTGCCGTTTCCACTTGCGAAAGAAGCAGAACACGATGAAGATGTTGCCATTAGTCGCCACCTACTTTCTTAAAAGTCAGTGATCCATCGCCGTTAACAATGAATCCGAAGTTTCCAATCCTTAAAGAACTAGAAACTTCGATGTTTGAGTTATACATTCGGTTATTAGCAAAGTATGCTACTTCGTCATTATTCTGAAGTATCGAATATTTGCTATTTGTCTGTCTTGTCTTGAACTCCGAATCCTGTTTACCAATCTCAATGCCTTCTGCGTTGAATCTGATATAAGTGTTCAACTGAGTCTGATTGCTTGATACTGTATCAGAAAGAGAACTAAAGTCTTCTTTCTTGACAAAATCCATCTGAATGCTCTCTGTTGTCTGCTGAATAGTAGATACAGTAGAAGCGAGGTTTGCGCCATCTGAAGCACTATAATAATTTTCTGATACAGTCTGCAGAATAGATGTCTTAGTCTGTTCTATAGATGAAGAAGCATCCTTGGTTGCCTGCTGCAGCTGACTGTTCATATTGTTGATTCTGTTATCATAGTCATCAATGATTGATTTCAAATCATTCGCAAGTGTCGGTGTAGTTGTTGTATAAGTTCCATCATCCCATAGTATTCTTGATCTCACCCAGTAATAGTGCTTATCAATATAGTCATCCGGAACACTTTTCCATCCGTCACTGTTTTCATCAGGCATTTGTGTTGAAGAGTCAGATAGATAATACTCTGGTGTAATAGAGCGGATGCCCTGTCCGTCTTCACCATCGTTTACTTGCACAAGTGTTGTGCTTGCAGATGCCTTAATCATATAATTAACCTTCTAACTGTGCGCTGAACGTTGCTTTGTTAGTAACATCTCCTGCGCTGATTGTATATGTAGACCCCGTTGCCACCGAAGCAGTTCCTCCATCCTTGTACCATTTGATAGTTCCTAAACTAGATAAAGCAGCACCAGTAACTTCCACTCCGCCTTTATAAACATGAGCGGTTAAAGTTGTAGCAATAGCGGTATTCTTGAAGATTGTTCCACTACTCGAAGTAATTGCCATCGTGATAGCATCTAAGCCATCCTTCCCGTTCGTTCCATTTGTGCCTTTGTAAGATACAGAATATGATTCAGTAGACTTACCATCCGAATACTTAACAACTGTTTTTGTCCATAGATACTGACCATTTGCCACATTAGGAACTGTTGGACTCCATGTTCCTGTCGGAGGAGTTGTGCCACTTGTACCTGTTTGATATGTTACAGATGTTGAACTTACAGTGACACTTGTGCCGTTTGAACCATTAGTTCCATTTGTACCTTTATATGAAACTGAATAAGCTTCTGTTGATTTACCGTCAGAATACTTGACTACTGTCTTAGTCCAAAGGAACTGACCGTTCGGTACATTTGGAACAGTAGCACTCCATTCCCCTGTTGGCTTATTGGTACCGCTTGCCCCGATCTGGTAAGTAACAGAAGTTGAACTTACGGTAACACTTGTACCATTCTGACCTGTCTGCCCCTTGAATGCGATTGAGTAACTAAATGTCTTGTTGATAGTAATATCACCATCAACGACGATAGGAATAGTAATAGTACCACTCTTAGTTAATGCAGATGTTGCAGTAACTGTGATTGTTGGCATTGGTGACTTACCATCAGAAACTGCTGATATTCCTGTAGGGCATGTGATAGTTCCTACCGTACACGGAACCTGTTCACTCCCGCACAATGCCATCACCTGTGTAGTTGTTGTCTGTGTACCGCTCACTGAATTAGTAGTACCTAAGAATGTATAGTTATCATTCGTCAATACCACCGAATATCCATCAGTTAAGTCGATAACGTCAACTTGGCTGACTGCCTTAATTCCCATATTTTTCCTCCTATACGTTTAATTCGCAGTTGAAAACTGCCTTGAATTTAATATCTTTTGCTGAAATAGTAAACATGAATCCGTTATCATTGAGTCTTGAATCATCTAGCGGAATCTTGCTGAATTCTGTCTCTCCATGCCTTTTAATGAGCCACTGCAGATATGCATTATCTCCAAATGTTTCTCTCAATTTTGAAGAGTTATCAATCACAACTCCACCCACATAGATATTTACTGTGAATATAGTTGCCACATCACTGTTCTTGAATGTCGTGCCATTTGATGATTCTATACACAACAATATAGAATCCTCGCCCTTCGCTCCTGTAATACATACCGGAGTACTGTATGTGACAGTATTGTTGATCGTCGTAGCTGTTCTCTGCCATATATAGAATCCAGGACGCCAAGTCGGTGCAGTCTCTGACCAACCTGTTTCTGGTGGTGTAGCTCCATCTGTTGAACTAGCATATTCGCAAACAAATTTCTTAACAGAGCCCTGTGCCTGTTTGATTGCTTCTCCAGCCTTTTCTTCAACTTCTGAAACCCTTAGTGATATCTTCTCATTGGACAGGCTTAATTGCGCCACCTTGTCATTGATGCCTTCCTGTTCCTTTGCGATTATATCTAGTTTCAATGATTCCTGGTCCTGCTGGACCTGCAGCTTTCTGATTCGTGTTGTATTAGATACACGATTCACTGTCTTCTCTTCATTCTTTGTTGTCACACTGCCGTCAACCGTAGACATAGAGAACTGTCCACCCTTGTAATTGACAGTTAGATCCGATACAAAGAAAGTGAATTCATTACTGTTATAATTGACTAGAGCACCAGGAAGAAGGTTATCAATTGATATCATCGTGACATTCTTTACCTGATTGAAAGTCAATCCCTTAAGTCTGTCGTAGATGTTGTCTATAATGATCTGTTCATCTGCATATAGATTTGCTGAATCAATAAACAGCGTATTGCCTGTCTCATCACCCTTAGAAAGAGGATTGAGACCATTTTCAGCATATACTCTTGTGAGTGTATACACCTCATTCTTCTCATAATCCGTTAAATCCTGTGTAGCAGCAAAGGCAGTCTTTTCAATAGGAACAAACCTAATAGAATCAACCCCTGTTGCATAGACATTTGCTGCAAACAGTTCCGCAATCCATCCGAGATAGTCTCTTATTACAATCGTGTTATCGTACCATGATACGCTCTTATCAAGAACGTACTGCGGTATTCCTTCACGAATAATAGAAAGACCAGTCAGACTTTCAATCTCGTCTAGCTGGTCTTTTATAGTGACAGGATAAGACAGTTTAGTATCGTATGCCTTGTCAAGAGAATAGTTGTTGTCATACATCTTGAGAGTAAGTTCCTTGGTGTACTTCTCCGGCTGATCATACACCTTGAAGTATCTTGTATCAGATGCATCATTCTCCTTGACTTCCCAGTATCTGCTGATGTCGATATTGTCAAGAATGCCGTCATAGTTATCGAACTTCATTGTCAGTTCAATTGATGGTACGTTGCCTATCATACGGCAGTCAGCAAAAGAGACAGACATCTTATAATCAAGAAGTCTGTCCGTTACATTTGTCTCTCCATATTTTATAAGCATATGATCACACCTCAATCAGAGAGAAAGAGAATGAATCCGCCTTTAGACCAGACTGCACTCTCTTATAATTGTACTTCTTATTTGAAGCATACATCTTCTTGGTTCCTCTGATACCATGATCAGGAATGTAGAGTTCTGCCGTGAACTCTGCCGGAGTGAGTACCTTCAGAATATTCATTACATCTGTGAATGTATTCAACTTATATGTACATGTAATCTTAAGCATGTTAGAACGTATTCTATTTCTTCTTAAGATGCCTGTTGAAACAGGTCTGACACTATCCGAATCTAAATCATTGATTTCTACGCTAATCTCTGAAGGAGTCGGAATAAGTGTTCCGTTTATCTTGATTTTCGCTTCATCTGCCATTTATTCCACCTCCTAATAGTCAAATACAGGCTTGCCTGTGCGTGCTTCATAGTCCTTAATATTGTCAATCACCATCTTAGTGATTACTCTGCCATCATCAAGTACCAATTTAATGACGTAGGTAGCGCCTGTGCCGTCATTCTGAGAAAGTGATAATCTTTCTGAAATCTTTTCAGCAATCATATCAAGTCCCTGTGTGTTTCTCTGTAATGGGATTACTGCTTCTGTTCCGGCTTCACCAATATTGGCGATAGTGGATGCACTTACGATACCACCTTTTGCAAGTCTAGGAATCTTAGGGATTGAGAATCCTTTTCCACCGACTCCAGGAACCCAGTCAGGAATCTTTACCTTGCCGATGCTGCTTAAGAATTTATTGATTCCATCAATCATGAAATTCAATGGAGCCTTGAAGATGCTTCCTAATCCGGAAACAATACCCTCAAATATCTGTCTGACACCAAACCACGCTCTTCTCCAGTTGCCTGAGAATACACCACTAATAAAGCTAGTAAGACCCAAGAAAATAACTTCCAATGAATTAATGATAGGACCCATGAAGTCTCTGAACACCTTGACGACATTCTTAACCGTTTCAAACACATTCTTCCATTTGAAACCGAAAGTTCCTTCCATCCATTCACCTAGATTACGGAAAAAATCTCTGATATTGTTGACTCTTTCACAGATCGTTTTGCCTGCGAGTTCAATAATTCCTCTGATTGCAGCAAATACCATATCAAATACACCTCTTAATATCGTTAAGGCTAATTTAAATACAGGTCCTAGAATATCAAGAATTGTGCTGAAGATTGGTGTGACGAACTTTAAGAAATCACTTACCAACCCCATTATGCTCTGGAATACATTCTCCCATGCGTTCCACAACGGCTTGAGAACATCGCCCACAAAATCCATGATGATTTTACCAACTGTATCAATGATAGGTGCCACAATATTTAGAAATACCTTCTGAACAATAGTGGCGATATTTCCTAGAATGCTTACTAAATCATCTCTAAAGCTCTTGCTCTTCTGCCATAAGTCCACCACTGTAGCAATAACTACCCCAATGATGACAGTTACAGGGTTCACAGCCATTACAATAGATGCGAATATCTGTGGAAGAATTCCAAATGCACCGCTCAATGCAGTTGCAAGTGATGTCCATCCAGCAAAAATTCCAACCGCAAGCTGGATTTGTGTAACAACAGTGCCAAGAATTCCAGCAAGAGTAGAAAACAATGATAATCCCGCAATAGCTGAAAGAATGCCAAGAATAAGACCTACATTGTCTGCTATGAAAGAGAACAACCCATCAATAATGCCAAGGACCACATTCACTGCACCTAGTACAATAGTCCAGTCAATCGCTTTAGTGATATCTCTCACAATTTTCAGAATCTCATTGATGATCTTCAATATAGAGTTAAATATATTCCATAAATGCTGGATGATTGAATCACCTAGGCCTGCAGTGTTCCATGCATCGGCCAATCCTTGAGAGATATTGCCAATTATCTTGAATATGTTAGTGAATATCTTCAATATCAGTTCGACAGTCTTTGCACCCGTGCCGTTTTCCCACACTGTATACATTGATTTGCCTATTTCTGATAGGAGACTTCTAATGCCACTGAATGCAAATACAGCGGCTGCAATCATCGGCGCACCAAACTTATCCCATGACTGCTTTAATGGCTGGAAGAATTCTGCAACCTTCTTCTTGATTTCTTCTAACTGCTTGTCTACTTCTTCAAGAAGCCCTTTCTGTTCTTCTGCACCACTGTCATCCATGCTGAATCCGCCGATATCACCACCGGAACCACCAGCACCGCCCGAACCACCTGAGCCACCTGAAGATGGATCACTTGAACTATTGCTTGAATTGATGTTATTGATTGCATCGAATCCAGCAAGAGCTCCGTTCAATTCCTTCTTGAGTTTAGAAGCATTACCTGCCGCCTTCTTTAATCCGCTTCCTGTTCCGCTTGCGCCTTTAGAAAGCTTCTGCGAACTATTGGAAGCATTGTTCATATTCTTTGCAAGAGCCCCTGTGTTTCCTGCTGCCTTCTTAGCATTGTTTGACACTCCGCCAAAAGAAGAACTCAACTTCTTTGACTTGCCACCAAACAGTGCCGTCAGATACCCAACGGCGACCATAACAACTTTAGTGAATGCAACAACATATGGGATGCATGAATTAATTGCCTTTGCAATATTGGTAAAGAATCCAGCAATATTAGACTGCCCGATTGTGTTCATTACATCTGACATACCTCTAACAATGGCTGTTCTCATATTAGCAATTGATGTAGCAATTCCACCTGTCGCATTTCTTGCCTGTTCCTCAAATGACTGATAGCCGTTAATGCCCTGAGTATTTAGCTGCATAAGAGTATTCATGAACTGGTCCATAGATACCCTTCCATTTCTTAATGCCTCACCTAGTGCGGAAGCATTAACAAAGCCCATTGCTTCAGCCACCTGTTTCATCTGTGCAGGCATTGCAGTCATTGCCGAACGCCATTCGAACATATCCGGTTTACCTTTGGCGTATGACTGTGACAACTGTTCAAGTGCTGATTTCTGTATTTCTGAACTTGCACCGCCGGCAAGAATAGCATTATTTAGTGCAAGGAACATATCAGTTGATTTAGAGATGTTACTGTTCACTGATGTGAATCTCTGTACTGCGCCTGATGCATCATCTAGGGTTGTTGGAAGTCCAATAAGCTTATTGCTTAGTTTCTGTACAGATGCATTCGCTTGAACGCTGTCAGCGCCTAGATTCGACATCACTCGGCTATAATTGCTAAGAGTATCAACTCTCTTGATTGCAGCATCAATATTACCTAATATCGTTGATTTAATCAGAGAAGCAATACCAAGACCCGCCACAATATTGCGAATACTCTTGAATGAATTGCCGATTGATCCTGTGACCTTATCAACATGATTCTTTAGGCTGGTGACTTCATTCTTCACGCTGTTCAGTTCTGATTTCGCTGATTTCGTCTGAGCAGATATTATTATCTGCAGTTCCTCTACCGTCATTCTGCATCACCGCCTTTCTTTTTCTTAATGCTTTATTATGTCTTCTACTGAAGGCAATACGAGAAGATCTAGCGCTTGCGACCTCTTTTCTTTCCTTCTCTTTTTCAAACTCTTTCCTATCCTCTTCAAAAAGTGAAGGATAGAAGTCCCACAATTGTGTAGGAGTGAATGAATCATCCTTGCCATTAAGGACAGCAGAAATACAATCCCTTATCTGAAGGGCCTGTATCTGAAGAGATATCGCTTCCTGTCGCACCATTTCTTTTTTCTTTCTTTCATATGCTGAAATAATATCGAATAGCTCATCTAACGAATAATTCCAAAATGAAAAGGGGTCTACTCCAGCATCAAGCGCTGGATCATAGACCGCCTTGTATATGTAATCTGTAATCAGGATATCTTCTAGAGATTCTTCTTGGCTTCCGCCATTTCCTTTTCCATTTTCGTTTCGAGAGCCCCAGAGAAAAAACCCGATACCTGGAACAATGGAATTAGAATATCACTGAGGAACTCAGTCTGTGAGCCTCCTTCATCGATATATCTGTCAAACATATCATTTACATCGTTTCTGTCGATGTTGCTGTTGAATTTCTGAAGACCACCATGAACGATGTCCAGCATCGTGCATAATGGTGTCATACCTGTTTCTGTATTAAGAAGATTGATAAGACTTCCCCCATACATCTGTTCTAGTCTTGAGATTTCTCCTGTTGTTAATTTTAATCTGTATTCTTCTTCACCGATTTTCCAAATAATGAACGGTTTTCTTTTTGCTTTTTCTGCCATTTATCTATGTCTTCCTTTCTATTCCGCTACTGCTTCAGATGCAGTTTCATCAGATTGTGCTACTGCTTCTCCTGGATCAGTAACATTGAGTTCAGACTGTAATGCGATTGAAATAGTGAATTCAATAGCATCATTGACACCACCGCCCGCTCTTTTAACAGTAACCTGTCCTGAGAATGTAGTTGTAGTGCCGTCCTTCAATGTTTCCTTGAACATTGCGGTAGCCCCTGTTTTTTCTAGTTCCCTCATTAATCTGTATGAAGAAGTTGCTTTGCTGTTGTCATACTTGAATGTATATTCAAGGTCTCCAGGGTCTCCGATACCAAACTCATAGACCTTAACTGCATCATCAAGTGAAGAGTTTTCAACTTTTTCTTTTTCAATTCCCATGTCAGGAATCTTCTTCAACCCTGGAAGTTCAGTAAAAGAAGTTCCCTTGTTTGTCTTGTCATAAGATAATTTAGCGCCATTTGCTAGCATTATATAATTCCTCCTTATCAGTTACATACCGTGATAGATGTAATCACTATCATAATATGCTTCATAACTCATTTTCTTGTGTCTAAGTCCTGATGCATCATCAATATCTCTGCATGATACTCTCTTTAACCCCATTGCCGATAATGCCTTATCAACTTTCAAGGCTGTACCTGATGTACTCTTAGTATCCCAGATTTCAATTCTGTAAAGGACATGTGATATCTGCTCCTTGTCATCCGTCCATTCTGCCACGCTGTTATCTTCCTCGACATACTGAACTGCTGGAAGCTTAGCCCAGTCCTTAGGATAGATATCAGTGACTTCAAGGCCTTCATCTGTCAGAGCCTTATATACTTTATCTTTAATGTTGATCATATGCTTTTAATCCTTTTCGATTAACTGGCTGATTACAATACCAGCATCCTTCACTGCTTTCTTTTCAGTCTTCTTTGCTCCCTGGTACATGAATGGCTGTGCAGCCTGTCCATCCGACCTGTAATATCTCTTGCCTTCAACCTCGATAACTACCCAATGATAATGCTTTATCGCACTTTCTGATAGCTTATCTTCAGGAATCCACCAAGGTTCCATAGTATAAGAAGGATGTACATATGGAGATATTCCAGCATGGTCTGCAGCACCTTTTCGGCCTGTTCCGAATTCGACATATTGAGCGTATGGCAATGTGGTATAGACATACCCTTTATCACCTTCAACTCTTGTCTTTATGCCTTTGTTTCTTAATTCACCATCATTAACAGGACACTCAAGAACACAACCACTTCTTATGGTTTCTGCAGCCTTTCCGAGAACCTGTTCAGGATTCTCAAGAACTGCATCTATAGCACGAAGCTTTCTAACTAATTCATTAGCACCATTGAGACTCATTTAATAATCTTCTCCAGTTCATAGAGATAGTGTCTGTTATATTCCTTCATGCTGATGATTCTGTAATCCGGTTCATCGATTGAATGATTATAGACATTCACACCCCACTTTTCAGTAGGTCTGAAATCATCATCCTTATTCTTTGGAAGAATCATATTAAGAATGTAGTTCAGTCTCTCGCCATACATTTCAGCCTGTAACTTACCGGATGCAGGCCATATCTCAAGAAGCATCGATTTTCTCTTGATCCACTTTTCAGTAGTGACACCTTCACCATCTTTTTCGATGACAGGCTCATATACAGGATAGTTCTTAAGTGCTGAAAATCTCATTGGTTCCCCTCCGGCTTCTTTTCGTGAACAATTCCTCCTGCACGAATCAGTCTCAAGTTGTTGAGAGTTGAGAGAATATCTTCATAAGTGGAAGACTGAAAAGTAGATGTGATGCCACCTTCTGAATGTGATGATTCTCCGACCATTCCCTCTCTAAAGTACATGGCACATGCTAGATCAGCCACACAGAAATCCATTGCAGTGATATATACAGTGCGGTTTGTGTGTGCAAGAGCACGCTGTTTTGCCATTTCAACATAGATTTTTGCACGCCCCTGACTCGTTCCTGTTCTTTCAGCAACAATCTCAACTAGATCCATAGATTACTCCTCCTGCATCTTAGTGAGAACTGCGACCAATTCCTTTTTAACAAGACTAGAATATCCGCTAACGCCCTTTTCCTTTGCAATAGTCTTTAACTGGTCAACAGTCATGTCGTTGAGGTCTGTCACTTCTGTATTTTCTACAGGAGTATCTTCATCATTCTTCTTGTCTTCAATGACACGATATCCCTGTTCGGTATAACGCTGAAGGTCATCCTCATGGATGACTCTTTCAACGTTGATTCTTTTTACAATGATCATTATGCATCAGCTGAGACGTTAGCAATGATTAGGTCAAGCATGTTGTCCTTTTCCCAGCAGTCATGATATCTTCTATAGTCAATCTGCCAAGCATTTGCATCCTGGTTAGTATCAGGGTCAAATACTCTTGTCTTGTCCTGTTTAGTAACACCGATAACACTATTGATTGGCGCCATTAAGAAGTTTACATTCTTAGCAGTTTCACCCTTTGTATATCCACCTGCGTCTTTTGTTGCTCCAGCATCAACCTTGATAGCTGAATACATTCTGTTCTTTGGTGTAGGAATGAATGTGATTTCATCAAGCTTATAGATGTCTAATGTGATATTTCCAATAGTTAATTTACCTGATGTAAGGTTGCTGTTTACCATCTTTTCCTTTAATAATCTTAAAGTATCATATGTAATATGACAGATGATATCACCCTGGTATCCTTTATCACGGATAGTATCCGCTGCCTTTTCTAATTCAGAAAGAATATTCTGTTCAGTCAATGCAGTTGTTAGGATGTTGGCTGATTTCTTTTCTGTAACATCAGAAACAACCTTAGAAATACGGTAAGCATCTACTTCAGGGGCAACATGTAAACGCTGGAATTCTCCCATCACTGTGCCAGCAGATGCAACAAAGTTAGTTTCGTTTACATCCATTGCATCAAGAAGGAACTTTCTTCCACGGTCCTGTGTCATTTTGAATGTTTCATATTCAAGAGTAACAGCACCCTGTTTATATCCTTCATCTCTGTTATAGTCTCCTAAGCCCACTAATGACATCTTAGGGATTTTTACCTCTGCACCACCGTCATACTTAATCTGTCCGGCATTGGCATCCATCCATGATGTAAGAGTGAGATGCTCCATCTGTTTATCTAGTTCAGTCTGAAAAATAGTTGAATACGCTAATGTGTTAATTGCCATGTTCTATACCTCTTTTCTAAAATTTAAGTGCATTCGCGAATGCCTTTCTTGCATTCTCTTCTTCAGCAGTCAATACATCGTTTTTTGCCTTATCTAAAGGTGCTTTCCCTTTTAATCGGTCATCAACAGACTGCTGAACCGCTCCCTTGAATGCTTTAGAGAGTCTCTTGACAGATTCATTTACGGAATCAGCATCAGTGTAGTCAATGAAGTCAGCCATGTCTGCTGGAACTCCTGCAGCATTAAGCTGTTCCTTGGCAACTGCAGTCAATTCTCTACGAGTAATTGCTGCTTCTCTATTGTCAAGGTCTTCTTTTCTCTTGTCTTCCTCATACTGCTTCTTTTCATCATCTGTCATCTTCGTAAGCCTTTCGGCTTCCGTATGATCCTTATCCCACTTCTTTCTTGCACGGGCAAGTCTCTTCTGGACGATTCTGTCCACATCGTCTTCTGTGAGGGTTGTTACTTTGGCTTTATCATCTTCTGGTTCACCTGACTGCGCATTATCGGGATTCCCTTCATCGCCTGTATCTTCTTCCCCCTCTTCCCCTTCTTCCGCAAAAAGCTGAAGGTTCAAAGGCATCATATTCTTAACGTGTTCCATAATTTAATTCCTCCGTTTATAGTCCGTATGACTGTTATATCCATGCACCTTTTAATGTCATATGCACGTTATGGACAGACAGAAAAAAAGAAGAACATCAATCGCTCTTCTGTCTGCTTCTGTATTTCATCAATGCTTTAGGTTTTCTTTCCTTGGGAGGCGGACAGTACTCTTCATATGTCTCGTGTGAGAGTTTTCCGCATATCATGCACATATATGTCACTTTCTTAACAATGACGTGCCTACGACTGTCAAAATGACTTTTACAGTCATACTCGAAGTACTGATGATGATGTGGTTTCAATCCTTCAGCCATATGATTCTCCTTTCCATCTTCTACTTATTAGAAGACATCTTCTTGCGAACCTTATTCTGTTCTTTTCTGATTGCTTCAGCACCATGCTTTTCAACCATTCTCTTATGCCAATCTTTATAAGTCTCATCCGCTGGAACCTTTATCTTTTCACCTGTAACGGGGTCCCTTGCAAATCTTTCTAGATTATGCATAGTTTCATCGTCAAGATTCATAATAGTAGTAGAACGGCACCATGGGTGCATCGGAGGGGCGTTTACACCTATCTTCTTATCATTAACCCTATACACACTCCCATCCCTCTCACGGCAAATTTGAGACGTTCTAAGGTCTAGCGTTGCAACAAATCTATACTCCTCTATGCCGTAATCCTTGTAAGCTTGGAAGTGCGCCTCATTGTGAATGTATGATGATTCGGTTCTTACAAGTCTTCTAGCTTTATTTCTACCCGATAGGAACTGTTCGTTGATTGAGTCGGTCATTTCCTTCTCTGTCTTTCCTGTAAGTGCTCCTATCATGAGTTCCTCTTTTATTGCATCAGCGACCTTCTGAGTATTGTTCCATACTCTTTCGGAATAGTTCTGCCCTGACCATTTCTTTTTCAGAATGGTTTCAAGAGCGCCTTCATCAATAGGGCCTGTCTGAAGATCTAGACCACTCATTCTTGCAGCTTCATATACTGCATGGTGATAACTGCTTTCATAGACCTTTTGCATTGTCTTCTCTATGGCATCTCTTTCTTTGGATGCAATGGCATTAATTAGCTTATTAATTGACTTGTTAATATCGTCAAGCCTCTTCATACGGTTCTTGTATGCTGGGGCTTCCAATTCTGCTAGTACCTCTCTTTTTTGGGCACCTGTCTTATTCTTGTATACTTCAAGCAGTTTTTCAAAATCTCTGCTGTCAGCCTCTGAAAGAAGATTAATAGCCTCGTCTCTTGTCAGATGATGCTTTGAAGCGAATCTATTGAATATTCCCTCAATCTGTTTGGCAGTGTAGATTGCAGCCTTGCTATAGATTACGCTCAAATCTTTAGCGCAGTCCTCAGCTAACTGCATATCCTTGTACATGTTCCTTGCTTCTCGCATCTCCCAGTACTTTATATTTTTGATGTTAGTCATAACAGAACACTATTATTCCTTGTCTTTGTCATCATCATTATCATCTTCCTCATGATCATCTGTTTCTTCTTCATCTTCTGGAGGAGTATTCTGATTTCCGGTATCAAATAACTGCTTCTGTGTTTCAAGTGCTTCCTGTTGTTCTTTCTTGACTTCCTTCATTTCATCATCGACATTTGAAACAAAGTCAAGGAGTGCAAGAAGTGTCTTAGTTGATACAACACCTTTAAGGTTCGTAATGATCTGTGATAATTCAAGACGGTTCTGTGGTAATCCTCTTGTAAATACAGGCTCAATCATTGACTGATCAGCAGCAATCGCCTTTAGATTGAGGTAAGTACAGAACATTCTTATACGCTTTTTAAGCCCTTTCTTGTAATATCTCTCTTTTGTTTTGGTGAGGGTCTCAAGGGCTAGAAGCTTATATTGAATGGCAATGCCTGAACTGTTGCCAGCAAAGTTTTCATCTGTCAGATTAGGAACATGAGAAAGCGAATAGATATCTTCCTTTATTGAGCGCTTGAGTGTTTCCACAGCATTCTCGTCAAATGTTCTAGTCAGATATTCAGAGCGTGCATCAGCAGGAAGTTCCATAACACCATTCTTACGGATAGCCTGGAGCGCTTTTGTTGCTTCTTCATCGTCATCACCTAAAAGAGCACCATAGACAACAAGCACTGCGTCAATGAACTGCTCCTTATCGTTGATTCTGTCAGAGCATAATGTATTGTATGCGTCAATTAGAGAAATCTGCTGTTCATAGTCTCCAATGCAGTCCATATTGTTTCTATACTCAATGATAGGGTCCTCACCTAAGAAATGTAGGTAAGGCTCACCTAGTTCTGAAAACTCGCCTTTTTCGAATTCCTCATTGCATGTGATTCCCATTCTTGTGACATAGTTCTCACTTGTAACTGTCGCAATGATATTGAATCTGTCAGTAGAATCATCTTTTTCAATCGAATAATAAACGCTGAATAGTTCATGCTGTTCAATTGAGGAATCGAAAACCTTGAAGGTTGACAATGGGTCAAGCGTCTTGGTCATCAGCTTGCTTTCATGCTCACATAAATAGACATATTCATAAGCGACACCAGCACGTGACATATTGATAGCATTACATGAATCTGTATCATCTGTTTCAGCATCAACAAATGCACCTGTAAGCTTGTCAATATTGCCGTCTTCTGTATTCTTCTTGAATGTGATAGGGTTTGAAAGAAAATAGCCTGTTGCTGTATCTGAAATATCTTTAGCATGGTTTACCATGATCTTATTATTCGGCTGGTTCTTGAACTTCTTTTTCCTGTTCATGATGGCATGCTTACCAAAGTAATAGCCGACATTCTTCAATATCTCAGGAGCACGAATACTATAATGCTTACTAATGAGACGAAGGATCATGCTTCTGTCTATGTTTGTCTCGTCGAATTTTTCTCGTGGAATCGTGAAAGTATAATACATCTTTTAAAATCTCCTCTTTCCTGCTCTTGCCTTCCTCATAAGGATTTCATTTTCTATAGCATATCTAACCGCATCTATAGTGTGGTTGTTTCTGTCGGGGAAGTCCCCTCTAAGGTTGCCGTCTCTGTCCATCTCTATTTCATAGTCATTGAATTCACGTGCAGCATTGGGGCATCTGACAGGGTCTATAATTATCTTGTCTAGGTCCTGAAGGAACTTTATTCCGTTGTCTACACTGTCAGCGCCTTTCTTTGCACCGATGATATTGAGACCTAATAACTTGAATTCATTAATAGTTCTTGGTTCAGCTGAATCAGCAGTGACTAGCTTATTGAGTGGGTTAATCTCTTTTATGAGTTTCACGGCCTTAGCATTTGATAGTCTAGTTCCATATACTTCACCAAAAATAAAAAGACGCCTGCGCGTCTTGTCATAGTTTGCTTTGACATATGCCAATGGGTCACCAGCATATCCAAAGTCTAGTCCGTTTTTTAATCTATCGAATACCTGTATTTCCTCGTCGGTTATCTCACGTATATCAAGATTGGTGAAAACCTCGCTACCTGTACCGGTTACCTCTCCCAAATAGTCATGTTTATACTTATCAGGCTTTGTCTCCTTCATGTGGTTGGCTTCAATTAGAAACTGCTCCCCAAGCCATTCAGGAGGTGCCTGTAAGTAAGTTGTGTGAGAAACATATGTGTCATCTCTTTTTACTAGAACTTGCCTGTTGCACCAATTTCTTTGGCTTTCAGGAGGGTTGAAAGAATAAAAAACACAATACTCATGTCCACCACGTAAAAGAGACTGATTAATATTGGTTATCTTGTCATATGTTTCGAATTCGTCACATTCTTCATACCATACGTATTTAACATAGCCGACAAACACCTTGATAGATTTCAACTTCTTAGGATTGTCAGCACCTTTGAATATTATCTGTTGTCCTGTCGGTCTGTATGTCATCTGCAGCTTAGATTCAGGTATATCCCAATCTTCTTCAGCCTTCAGCATGAATATGCCCCACTTGATCTGTTCATAGACTGAACCCCTTAAAGTGTCCTTTACACGTCTGATAACAACGGCATTACTCATTACACCACGTTTCGCATCTCTCATAATTCCTAGAGGAATCTCTGTGCCAATGAAAGAAGATTTTAAGGAACCACGTCCACCTTTGAGCCAGTAATGTGTATATGCATTGGTCTTAACATATTTATGAAGATCATAGAACGCTGGGCCTATAATGTCAGAAAGCTTTGCTTTATTCGATGTCATCTATAATTACTATCTGTCCATTTGACTTGATGTCAAGACTGCTGCCAGGCTTGTTACCACTCAAGTCTCTAATGAATTCCGCTGCCTTAGTGTCGCCCTTCATTGCCTTCTGAACCTGTTTAATGAGTATTGCATCCTGTACAGTCACATTCTTGCCATTCAATGCAGCAAAGTTCTTGATTGTGTCTACATCGGCTATCTTACCGGATTTGAGAGACATGGAAAGAAGCGATGCAAGATTATCTTTCATTGCCTTCTTTTCTCTTCTTGCCTTGACAGATGCAAGTCCGCCTTTTCGGCCGTTCTCTCTTCTTTCTTCTGGTGTCATGTTTGCGAACTCACTTTTTGCCATTGCTATCACCTGCCTTTTTGTTTATTGATTTTTTACTTGCTAAATTTATTTTAAATTCACACATTTTCAATAACAAAAAAGCAACCCTTGACGGATTGCCTTCTCTTATACTTCTAAATCTTTAGATTCGATTTTATAAAAAGGAGCCCTTAAAGAGCTCCTAAATCTTAGCAGTCAACCGGAATCGAACCGATGCCTTGTCTATCAACCTGTTCTGCCAGCCTAAACTATCTTCTGCTAAGGTAATCATGCCATACTTTTTTAACGCTTTCAACCATTTTCTTTTCTTCCTTAGTTAATCTAGTCGCACCTTTTTTGCCATCATTCTCATTATGAAAATATCCGTGATGTACATGAGGGTCCAAGCCCGCATGTTTATGTCCAAAATTTATTTCTTTGACATGCTTGTTTTCTTTGTCGAAATATACAATTTTTATTAAATCATCTCCACCAGTAAGCGCATATACCCTTCCTTTTGTCATTGTTTCCAGAAGACTTTCGGAATCTCTTGAATTCGATTGAATAAATTTAACATTCCCACTTACAAGTGCTTTACCATTAGAATCTTTTACAGCATGAAATTGTGAGCCGTATACATTTCTCTTTTTGCTTATTCCACTTGATGCACCTCTACCACCCATTTTTTATACTTCCTTTTATTTTTTCTAGTACTTCATTGAATTTATATTTGATATCTCTGCGTTTAAGATAGTATGCCAATGTCATTTTAAACCTTTCGAATGCCTTTAACATTACATTGCATTCCAGTATAAACTGTGTTTATTTATGCCTTTTTTACTGTTTCTTGGACTGTAATGTTTATCATCTTCAGCTTTCTTCTTTTGACGTTCATCATACATTTTGTCAATAGCTTTATCAGATAGAACAGAAGCTTTACCTTTTCCAATCTTGTTCACTTGCTTAATCATAGCGTCAACGCTTCCGAGCTTATCGTATATTGGCTGCAAATGATGCGCTTTTGAGTGAAAAAGACCGTCAAATCCTTCGCCCTCTATCGCATCTTGTACTTTTCCATTTATAACCTTATAGTGTCTTGTTCCATTTTTGTCAGTAAGGCTAAAACCATTATATTTTGCATTGCTCGCTTTGCCTCTTCTTATTCCACTTGATGCACCTCTACCACCCATATATATTATGCTCCTTTCGATATATGATTTATATACTTTTTAAATTTTTCATTTTTTCTGTCACATGATTATCATAGTATTTTACATTAGCCCCCTTGAAGTCATAGCCAATGTCACCACCATAGACAAGCACATTCTTAGGTTTCAGCCTCTTCATGGCTTCATCCATGCCCTGTGTCCATATCTTTGTGGCTTCCTTGCTGCGCTTAACTCCAATAGTAGAAACTGAAATTGTACTGTTAGAAGGAATACCATCAAAACAAAAAGTAAATGTTTCTGGTTCAGCCCATGATACAGTGGGAATCACTCTAAGCCCTCTATCCTGATAGATCTGACCAATTAAACGGCTTCTGTATACATTCCATATCTTCATGGCCATAGGCATATCCATGTAAAGAGAAAAATCAGGAGTAAGAATACAGTCAAACTGTGCCAGCTTATCAACATACATCTGAGGAGATGCCCAAATTCTTTCAAATTGGTAGTCATCAATATAGAAGTGAACACCTGATTCATATCTATCAGAATTCAATACATAATTGAAGCCAACAAGATCATCCGGAACATAGTCAATTCTTTCAAGTGTAGGCATCTGATAGAATCCTATTGCTCTGAGTTCATCATATTCATCAAGGTTATATGCGTTTCCTGTTCTTTCTCTTTCATTAACCTTTTCAGAATCATCTTCCTCAGGTTCTTCAAATTCAATTGACTCAAACCCAAATGAATCCATGTCTATATTGATAATGTCATCAAGTTCACCGCTTAGGATTTCAAAATCCCATTCAGCTTTCTCTGATACCTTGTTATCTGCTAGTCTAAATGCCTTAATCTGCTCGTCTGAAAGGTCATCGGCTACTATGCATGGAGCTGTCTCAAGTCCTAGCTTTAGCGCTGCTTTAAACCTTGTATGACCGCACACGATGATATTATTCCTATCAACAACTATAGGAACCTTAAAACCAAACTCCTTGATGCTGTTCATCACCATTGGAACGGCTTCATCATTCCTTCTAGGATTGCGACTATAAGGGATTAGATCAGCAATAGGCTTCTGCGTTATCTTGATGTCATTCATCTGTTATTCTCCTTCATGTAACAAAAAAAGAGGCTGTATGTGCCTCTATCGCTCTATATGGACTATCATGTATTTACATAATACCATACTATTGTTAGTATAAATCATTAACAATTAGGACTTTTTCACATAATAACTGATAATTCTTTAACTGCATCGAGTATATACGTTCTTACTGTTGCTGGAGAATAGTCCATAATTTCAGCAATATCATATACACTCAAACACTCTATATATCGATAAAACAGTATGTTTCTATATGTCATACTGCTCAATCTTTCGATAGAATCCTTTATTTCTTGCATCTGAGACAAGTATTCATCTTTCATGATGATGTAATCATTTTGAGTTTTAGGCTCGCCATAAGAGCATCTTTGAGCATCGTCATATCTAATTGATTTAACATTAAGCATTTTATTATTGATATACTCTACCCTGTTGGCCATGCTTTTATATGATTTTAGAAATGTTCTTGTCTCGTCAATTGTCATAAAGAATCCTCCTGATTACTCAAAAATAAAAAATAAATAAATCACTATCACCAGTACAAATAAAATAAAAAACAAAAATTAACCTCCTTTCTGGAGAAGAAGAAAACAGTCCTTTACTCTTCCTATTGGTTTTCAATTTGTGTCTTCTCTTCTCCCAGCAACATCATAACTTTATAGTTGGATAGCAAAATTAGCGCTTCATACTCTTATTCAATTTGCAAAGTAAGGTGAAGAGATGGAAGCAAAGCCATGACACTGCTGTTGTTTGTTGGTTTTAGAATAGAAAAATATGTTAGGGCATCAAGTCCATGAGAGGACTTGCTTTTAGAAACAGAATCTATTAGGTGAGGGCCTTAATAAATTTTCTTGATAGTATATAAAATCTAATGAAGAACTTAATGCCCTGTTTGTTATCTAATGAACTTCTTTTGAATCTCTTCAAGAACCGTGTAGCAACTCTTGCGCTGCACTCTGTCATTGATTCTTATTCTTGATGTAACAATGCTTATAATTCTATCACTGAAGCTTGTATGATTAAGAACTGCAATAATATCATCAGCATCAATCGGCATTCCCTTGTATTCAAGTTCCCCTTCTTCCTTTTTAGGAACAAACGTTGAAAGCCAGTCAAGTCTTGCCTTCGCTAGACTCATAGTGCTGTACTCTTCCTTGTGGATCATCTTCTTCTTGTAATAGAAAACAATTGCACACAGTCCCCCTTCTGGCCATCTAGGAGGCAACTGGAATTCAAAGGTGCATTTATCTAAATTGATGATACTGAACGTTCTGCGCATTCTTATCATGTCATTCTCGCTCATAGGCGCTCTAAAGTAGTCCCATACTTCAACTAATCTAGCCACTTCTATACCTCCCTTATCGTTTCATGATAACGATATTCAAATAACTTCTTCTTGATTTTATAGACAGGGGTTCTGAGACCTTTGACGTCCTCTATTACCTTTTCATTACCTTTGTAATAGACAAAGTCGGCCACATACGTGATAGGTCTTCTTTTTCTCTTCTTCCCATCAATAATAATCTCAAATGACGGCACTAGTTCGAACTGAACCTGAAGAGACAGGTCTCTGATGTTTCCCATCTCTTCGAGTTTCTTGAGTTCTGTATATCTCTTTGCTTCTTTTCGGCTGTCAAAGACAATACCGTCAACAACTGCCTTCTTAGCCTTGTATTTATTCTTGATCATTAGAACTGAATGTCATCCTCTTCTAATGTGTAATTATTATCCTCAAACTGCTGGATAGGTTCATTAGGCACATAACTGTTTGTTTGTGCTTGTGGTGCAGCAGTAGCTGTATTGTTATTTCTTGTACTAATGAACTGTACAGAGTCAGCAATCACCTCAGTGACATATACCTTTTGGCCTTGATTGTTCTCATAGTTTCTTGTTTGGATTCTTCCATCTACTGAAACCATTGAACCTTTAGAACAGTAACGTTCTGTATTTTCTGCAATCTTCCCCCAGCATACACAGTTGATAAAATCAGCTTCCTGATCATCGCTCTTGAAGTTTCTTTCTACTGCTAAGTTGAAAGAAGTGACTGCCTTCCCACTCCCTGTTCTTCTTAGTTCAGGGTCTCTTGTAAGTCTTCCGACTAATAAAGCACGATTAAGCATTAATAGTGTTCCTCCTTGTCTTTTCTTGTCATAAGTTATTATTCTCCTTATCTTCTTCTATGCCATTCGCAACGACCGACACAATAACGAAAACTGCAATTGCAATCACAGATACCACAATAAGAACGCCAACAATCAGCATAACGATAGCAAACACAGAAAATACATTTTCTAATACCTGCAATAAAAACATCTATATCACTCCCCGTCTAAATCACAAAAATAATCAAGAAACTTATCATCAGTAAATTTAACCATTGTAGGTTCAACGCGATAGATATTGCCTTTTTCATCTTCAATTAAAGCAAATACATGACTAATCTGTCCTGCAGAATGTCCGCCAATCATAGGAGATTCTCCTATCACATTCGACCACTGTTCAAAACAGTGAAATATATATTTTTTATCCTCATATGTGCATGTTCTATAATCTTCCATAACATTCTCCTATCTGATAAACAAGTAAATCATCAGCACTAGTGTAGCAACATAAGCTGCTACTAGGATAAAGAAATCCCTGTTAGCCTTTTTACAGTTTTTAACAAGTTTATTGTTTAACTTCTGAAGATCATCCATCTTTTTTGAGTCTTCATGATAGATGCACAATATAGTTTTGTTTGCTTTTTCATAACTTTCGCATCTATCTTCTAAATCTTCATTTTCAGCCTTTAAATCTTCTAGTTCTTCTTTCAAATATGAATACTCTTCTTCTAGCTCCTTATATTCGGCTTCCTTTTCTTCTACAATTTCTTGTACTTTTTCAGCGCTAAAAATCATATTTACTGGTCTCCTTTCACTTCTAAGTCTTCAATGTAATCATCATTTTTATGTACAGTTAAATATTTTAATAATTCTGTATCTGAAGTATTAGGACTGTAATATAGATCATCAGGATAAAAGAACTTAGTAAACTGCGTATACCATCCACTTTTTTTAAAATATTTATTAAAACCCATCACTTGAATTTTTCTGACATATAATTTAGGTGTTAATTTTAAAGTCAACATTTTAATATCAGGTGTTAAATACTCAACTTCCCAGTTCTTCTCATTTCTTAAGAATGAGGTTCTTTCTTCTTTATTCTTCAACATCATTGACCACCTCACAATTATCTAAAATATCCTTTATCATTCTAGGGTTTTCATCTTCCCACTTAATAAAAGTAAACAAATTCTTAAATAGGTTTAAACTTACAAATTTTGAGTAGCTGTGCCATACATTAAAATCTTCTAATTTTTTAGGTTCTGAAGTATATGCATTTAAGCAACCGTTCTTGTCTCTTACGATATAATTCCAACCCTCATTTAAACAGTGCTTTAAAACATCATGCTCCAACTTTGTTGGTTTAACACGTTCCTTGTACTCAGCAAATAACCACTTCAAGCGTGGAAGGTTATATCCGCAATACTCACTTTCTTCATCATCAAACATACAGTCTTGGCATTTCATGTCTGAGCAACATCTTATCACGTTGTTTTTGTCATTCTTATTGATTGCAAAAAGGTAGCCGTCTTCTGCAATATTTAGGATTTTATCCTTATACTTTTCTGCATTAATCACCGTTAAACACCTCCGCCGTTTTAAGTAATTCTCCAATGCTAAATAATTCGCCTTCTCTAAGGAATTCAAATAACTTCTCACAAAGAGGAACACAACTTAGTGGTTCATCAAATCCGCCCTCAGGAGAGTGCCAAGTACCATCCTTATCAATTGGCTTCAATGTGAAGAACGTGATTGTGAAATCATCATCACGTGATACCCATTCATATCCTTCAGATAGCATATATTCAAGTAAACCGTACTCCAGTGCATTCATTTTTATCTTGTGCTTCTGATATAACCATCTAACGATATTGATTTTTGAACACACGAATTTAGCTCTTCCCTTTAGCAGTTCCTTTGTATCAGGACAAAATACACATTTATCGCATGATCCTTCTTGCCCACAGCAGAATATCTCACCGCTTGATTTATCTACCGCAAATTTAAAGCCTCTGGATTTAATTTCATCTTCATAAAATTCAAAATTTGTCATGTTATAAATCCCCTCCTAGTTCTTCCATTGATTTTCTTAATTCAGCAACCTCTTCATCAGAGACTTGCTCTTCATCATTTCCGTATAGTCCTTCCGCTAATCGCCTTAATTCTTCTTTATCCTCTTCAGTTACTCTTTTTTTAAGTTTCTTTTTCTTCTGGTACCATTTCTTTTCTTTTGCTACTGCTAAAGCAAAGTTCTTTAGATTGGTTATTTTCTCAAGTCCATAGAGTTTGCATGTTTCTATTACTTCATCGGCAACTTCTTCAAAGTCATTTTCAATAAGAAAAGATTTTAAATCAGACAAGTCAGAGTCACTGACAGACAGTCTTCTTTTATTCTTTATTTCTTTTATTCTTTTATTCTTATTACGTCCTACCTCTTGTCCTACCTCTTGTCCTACTTCTTGTCCTACCTCTTGTCCTACCTCTTGTCCTATTTTTAGGACACTAGGTGAGACACGGTTCTGATATTTATCCCAGTTTTCAACTGTTATAAGAGTGCCTTTTCTAGATATATCTAATTTGATTTTTCCGCACTCTTCTAAGAGATGAAGATATTTAGTAATGGTGTTTTTTGCCATCCCACATCTTTCTGATACCTGTCTTAGAGACAAGATGCATTGTCCTCTTTTGATAAGCTGGCCATGATGATAGTAATCAACAGGATTGGCATGAAGAAGGATGTCAATCCAAAGGTGTAGCATTTTTGAATCATGATAGACTTCGTCGTAGTCCATCATGTATAACTTGATCCATCTTCTTTTTTCATCCATCCCTCATGTCTTCCTTTCTTTAATTAGAACTGTTCATAATCAAAATCTTCGCCAAAGTCACCGAATTCAGCATCACCGAAATCGGTATTGACCATTGCTTCTTCTAGAACCTTGTCAGCTTCTTCATGTGGCTGTGGTGCTTTAGGTGCTGAACTTTCATGCTCGATTGCTTTAGGCGCTTCTTCCTGTGGTTCTTCATCGTTTACAAATGTAACAGGAGCATCAACATACTCTTTTGTACCATCACCATTGATTACTGCCATATCGGAATCAATAGCATTCTGCATATCAATTGACATGATACCCCACTTACTGATCAACTGACGGAGCATAGTCTTGTATGCCATTCCATCGAAATCCTTAGACCAGAATGTCCAGTTAGTGCCTTTTCTTTTGTCTGCTGCATATCCTTGAGAATACTTAAGCGCATGTGCTTCCATCTTCTCTTTTGACCAGTACATCGTCTTTCTAAAGCCGTTTGTATATTCAAACATTGCATAATAGCCGATTGTTTTAGCATTCTCTCTTTCAAGTTCATCATCAATTAATCTGACTTCAATCTCTTCATTAAGAGGATCATAATGGATTAATTCGCCTTCTTTGAGTGAAATAACATTTAATTTTCTATACTGTCCACTTCTGATAGCTAGCTGAATGTAGCCTTTATAACCTAATTGGAACTGTGCCACTGTTCCTCTCTTAGTCTTATAAGGTACAAAGTAGTACTGCCCTAACTGAGGAGAAGGAGATAAGTTGAGCGCTTCGCCAAGGAATGCAGCCATAATGATACTATTAAACTCACACTCCTGAAGCTTTGGATCATTGACAACTGTAGAAGTAATAGAAGCAATGAAACGTGTTCCATTCTTACCGCCAACAACATTATTGATTTTTCTCTGTACTGCTGGGCTGGCGATAAAAGTACTGAATTTTGCTTTGTTTGTGTCTTTTCTTAAACTATTTTTAACTGTCATTGTTATTTACCTTCTTTCTTTCTAGGGAATCTTAAATCATAATCGAAACAGCCATCATATTTGGCTTTGAGGTAGTCTAGAGATGTTTTTAATTCATTTAGTGCTGAATTTGTTCCTACGATTTTACCAACTAACATTTTGAGAGGTTCATTTTCTTCTGGAGAAGCATTTACAGGCTCTTGCTGCTTAACTTCCTTTTTCTTTGCTTCTTCTTCCTTCTGTTTCTGAAGTTCTCTGTTTCTTAGGATTCCGTTGATTCTGCAATCAATGTCCTTTGTAAGACTTTCGAGAGACTCCTGTATTAGCATCTTTTTGTATAGAGTTAAATCAAACATCTGCTGATCAATGTCCGTCTCCTTGCATTTTGCTTCTAGATAGATGCATAAACCTTCAATTTTCTGCTGATAGATTTCATATTCCTTTTTGACTCTTTCACATTCCTGTCTGATTTCATCAACAAGTGTCTTTGTTGGTTTATGATTATTAATGAACTTCTTCAATGTGCTCCAGCGAGGATCTGTATTGAAGAAATTAGCAGCAAAGTACTCATTGAAGTCATTTCTTTCTACGTAATCATGAAGAGCCTTCTTGCATAGGGTTTCGACAACTCTCTTATTCTCTTCAACTTCCTTGTCTGTGAACTGCTTAATGTCATCAGAGAGCGCCTTGATAGAAGACTCAAACATCTTTAACACTTCTTTCATTTCATTTTCAAAGAGAGTGTAGCCTTCCATTGCTTTCTTCTTAACTTTCTTTTTCTTCTCGTTGACATCGTTCATTTCTTTCTTTAATTTTGAAACAGTGTCAGATAACTCTTTATAGTTGTCTGCAGTTACAACGATGCCGTCATAACGCTTTAGGTATGACTTGACTGCTAGCTTGAACTGTTCAGCATTTCCTTCAACCTTTGAAGGAATCACATCAACAATGCTTAGGTCAGGCATTTCAGCCACTTCATTGACATCAACATCAATAGTATCTTCATCAATGATTGCATCCCTGAACTTCACCTGTTCGTATCTGATGTCAATCTGCTTGTCAGCGAATACTTCACCATTGTCATTAACTGCAGTGAGTGCTGTGATTGCACCAAAAGGCCATGCTAGTTCAGTTACTGGCTTTCCGCCTGCAATCTTCTTGTTGTCATCAGCAAGCATGACTTTGAGAATCTCAAAATCAATCTTGTCTGTTTCGATTCCGATGTGACCGCCATATAAGCGGTCTTTAATTTCTTGTTTAAATCTCATTCTTTTTCTCCTTTAAATAAAATTTGGTTCAATATCTTCCACGATGTGCTTTTTCCAGAAGGCTTCTTCATCAGCCTCTAGCTGCATTAAATCCAAAAGCACCTCGCTTCTTTCAATTCTTCTAATAATTGTCTTGGTTTCATCGCACCACGGCATCATAGCAATAGCGAATAATAGAACGAATTCAGCGCCTGTTACATTCATATAATGAAGGCACTGGCAGTAATATGTCTGAGGCATTGAATCATCGCCCCACTCTTCTTGAAAATATTGCCACTTGTTAATGGTTGTTGACTTAATTTCTAAAATTCCTGTTGATCCATCTTCCTTACGAATGAGAGCACCATCTAGATTGGCTCGCATCCAATCCTTATCCTTGCGAGATAATGAATAATCCTTTGTGTCAATGACTTCATAGTCATCGCCATAGAGCGCTTCAAACAGGTTGAACATTACAGGCTCTAGACGGTTTCCCATCTCAATGGCATGATTTGAGACCTGAGGTCTCTTTTGCCTATTTGTTTTGTCTTCCCACAACTCATGAAGTGTGGTGTAGCGGTTGACACCTTCAATTATGCCGGCATCTGAACCGCCGATACCTTTTCTTCTCTGAGAGAGCCACCCTTCTTTATCTTTTGGAATCGGATCATAGAGACAATCGAACAATCCTTTGAAAGAGGTCATCGTATTTCCTCTAAAGCTGCGATTACATCTTTAATAAGAGCCATGCCACTGTCCCCAGTAACGTCAATAAACATTTCTGCATTACCTTCATAAAGTCTGACAGTGACCTCTTCATTGCCGTTCTTATCCTTGTGATATAGCATTTCAGCGATTTCATCGCTCCACTTTCTAGTTCTAGTGAGAGTCTCAAACAGGCTCTCTAGAATATCTTTCTTATTCTCCATCTAAGTAATCCTCCTCAAACAAGTTGTCTAGCTTCTCCAAAGCCTCACAGATTGCATCATAACTATTTACATCACCTAACTGCCCAAACGCTTCAATTGCAGCATCAGGACATTCATATACCTTATTTAGAATTCTATTGAATTCTCTTTTTTCATATTTATTAGCAAAGCCGTTTGTGAATTGTCCTTCTTTTGCTGCTTTAACAGCAAAGGCAAACAGAAGTAAGTAATGCCATGTATTTCCTGTTCCTGTTACTTCACAGTTCCCGTTTTTAATCTCAAGGTGTAGGAATGGTGTTTCTACGTGTTTGATCATGATTATTTATCCCCCTTTAACCCGATATATTCTAGAAATAAGATGTTTAATCCTAATGAGAAAGCACTTGAGACATGTACGGCTGTACTATCCCAATTTGTGCCTGATGTGATCATTGAGATAACTGTCCCCAAAACGAATGCGTTAAATGCAATTAATAAGATTCTTTTACTATTCATAATTTCCTCTTTCCGTGATATACTTATCACTGTCTGATTTTTATCAATCTTTTCCAAGATTGAGTGGGAGCACACGATGCCAGTCGTGTGTTCTTTTTTTTGTGCTCATAAGCACTTAGCGCCAAAGAAAGCATTTATTTGATCAACAGACAAATTATTTAAAAAGGATTGATATATTCAATGTAAGATACACATACGAAGGGTATTTCCAAAAAAATGAAAACGAAACATTCTACAATAATATTATTTGCCTTCTTTGGCTTTAGGTGCCTACGAGCAACTAAAGCTACTTATTCAATTGTCTTTCTTTTAGTGAGCTCCTCTACCACTGCTGCAATTAACTTATCTGAAGGAGCTCTATAATAATTGTTCATGTAATCGAAGAAGGCCTTACGTGGAATGTAAGTACTTCTTTTACCAGAAGCATGTTTCACTACTGACCCAGGCATTACACCCTGTTGGATTGCGTTAATGATGAAGTCACGGCTTTTGTGAGTTATTTTCATAACTTCATCAATTGAGATACTCCATTCATCCATGATGATCACCTCCTATTGAAGGAACTTATTAATGAAATACTGCTGACCCTTGCCAGTAATCTTAGGTGTCTTGGTTGTGATGTTTACACCTGAGCCGTTGACGTAAGAGCCTTCCTTGATTTCAAAGAGACCGAGGTCCATAGCCTTCTGTGTAGGCATGTTGTAATCAGTTCCCTGGCGCTTGATCAGATAGCCTTTTTCTCTGAGCCATGCAAATAAACGCTTCTGACCCATGTCAATGCCATTTTGCTTTAGAATCTTTGCAAGTTCACCAACTAAGATTGATGTATGGCTAGTTGCTACTGCATCAGCAAATACAACCTTAGGCTTCATTTCTTGAATCTGCTTGTCTTTAGCAGCTAGAACGCTCTGTGCTTCAATTAATGCCTTAGCCATTAGTTCTTGGCCGCTAAGTTCTTTAATTTGGTAATTGCCTGTTTTTCTAAGTGCAGGCAATACTTCAGATGTTACCCAACGCTTGAATTTCTTGGCACTTGGTAATTTGCTTGAGAGGACTAAACTGTATAGACCTGATTCATTGATGATTGTCATCCCTCTTGGAGAATCAAAAGTACCGTTTTGGTAGTTTTGCCTATCTTCTTCATCTACGTGTCGGTTAATATCTCTGCTACCGTTTTGGTACCCGAGAACATCAGCAACATCTTTTCCAACGAACCAAGGCTCATTGTTAAGCAAGAGACTTCTTACTTCATGATTTTCAAAATTAAATAATTGTACTTCGTTCATATTAATCTCCTTTAATAATACGCT